CTGCTAATGCTGCTACTACTGCTGCACTAGAAGGTGTTGCTGGTAAGCGTATGTCCATTCAAATCTTAAAGCAAACTGTTGAAGCTAAGACCCGCAAGCTATCTGCTCGTTGGACTTTTGAAGCTGCACAAGATGCTCAAGCACAACAAGGTATCGATATCGAAGCAGAAATCATGGCTGCTCTAGCACAAGAAATTACTGCAGAAATCGACCAAGAAATCCTAGGCTCTCTACGTTCCCTAGCTGGTTCACAGAATCAACTAGTTTACGATCAGTCTAACGTTTCCGGTACTGCAACTTTCGTTGGTGACGAACACGCTGCTCTAGCTGTTGCAATCAACCGTGTTGCTAACACTATCGCTCAACGTACTCGTCGTGGCGCAGGTAACTGGGCTGTTGTTTCCCCAACTGCACTAACCATTCTACAGTCTGCAACTACTTCGGCATTTGCACGTACTACTGAAGGTACTTTCGAAGCCCCAACTAACACTAAGTTCGTTGGTACACTAAACAACGCAATGAAGGTTTATGTTAACACTTATGCACAAAACGATGACATCATCGTTGGTTATAAGGGTGCTAACGAATCTGATGCTGCAGCGTTCTACTGCCCATACATTCCTCTAATGAGTTCTGGTGTGGTACTAGATCCATCAACATTCGAACCAGTCGTATCATTTATGACACGTTATGGTTATGTTGAACTAAGCAACACTGCATCTTCTCTAGGTAACGCAGCTGACTACCTAGGTACTGTTCTAGTTAATAACGCTGTATTCAGCTAATCAACTGTCAGTAAGCTGTCAAAACAAAGGGCTCTTCGGAGCCCTTTCTCTTTGATAAATACTATGTCAAAGAGTACCGAATTAATCGGACTTATGCTGTATTCCACAGCGTACGACCTAAAACGTCAATCATAGGAGAAAACAAATGGGACGTCCAGTAAACAAGAAGTATTTCGGCCAAGGCGCTGGAAATCAAATTAAAGTAAAAGCTAAAGTAGGAACTGCAAAAGTAGGTGACGGATTTATTGTTAAGCAACGCGGCACTCGTAAGTTTGTAGTTAATGTAGGCGGAAAAGTAGGAGTATGTAAGCTAGTAGACAAGCCAGTTAATTCATTAGGCGAAAACGAAATGGTTATTACTGTGCTAACAGATGCTAATACTTTGAGTCACGTTACAAAAATGTATAATCGATTAGCAATTGTTAATGGACAAAAAGTTAAGTGGAATTTTAGCCCATCGCAAGTCGACGGAGCTGATCAACTAACTGACGTAGAAGCAGCAGACAACATTCCTGCTCCTGCTGTTTTAGCAATCACTGCCCAGCCGGTTGATATGACTTGTCAAGATGACATAGCATCCGGAGTATTCAGTGTGTCGGTATCTAGCACCCCAGAAGTGCTAGTTAATTACCAGTGGCAGTGGAACCCAACTCCGTTGGCTCCAGTATGGGAAGATATTACCGCTGCAGGTTTCCCAGAAATTACTGGTTTCGATACAAATACTATCACTATTGAACCAGCCGCAGACTATGACGGCGAACAGTTCCGTGTAGTAGTATCTACTCCTTCAGCAAGCAACGGTCCATTAACTTCCGATGCAGCAACACTAACTGTAGTAATCTAATTATAAGGGGGCTTCGGCCCCCATTTTGGAATTATATAAATGTCGAAGATTTTAAAAGTTCAAGACGGCGATTATAAAGTATCAGTCCGTGAAGATGGAAACATCACCTTATACACTGGTAAGCGAGATGCAGCAGGGTACGGCTCAGGTAACACCTTAGTTAGCGGTGACTTAACAGTTGATGGCGGAAACATATATTCGACAAATACAGAGTTTCATTTACTAAATTGCGACACGTCGTCGTCTGACACTAACGATGGTCCGCTAACAGTAAGAGCATTTTTAAATGCAACAACGTTATCGATAAACGACAACCTTACACAACCTGATTTAACACACCAGATTAGTATTGGAAATTCGTTATCATCTACACAAATAGTTAATTTAGTAAATGCAACTTCGACAGTTAATCAATTTTTAAATGTAGCTAATTCAATAACACCGGACCAGGTTATATCGCTCGGTGAGTTAGTGTCGGGCAATTTAAAGCAACATGTATTAGTTGCTAACTCTAACACCGAAGTTCAACTGATTAAAGTAGGTAATTCTACAGCTACGACGAGCCAAGTTGTAGAAGTAGGATCTAGCATCACACCGTCCCAGACTATTAAAGTCGGTGATATGGTTCGCGTTGATCAGCAAACCGTACGGATAGCTAATGCAAAGCTAGCAACAGTTAGTCAAGATATTACAATTGGAACTTCGGAAACTCCATCTCAATTAATTGAGATTGGCGCAAACTCAGTTGTATCTAACACACAAACAATAAATGTCGGAACTAATGTACAAGCTGCAGTACACCAATCTACTAACATAGCAAACGTAGTAGCAGCTGACCAACTTATACAACTAGGCATATCAGACACAACTTCGCAAAATATAGTAATAGGCGACGTCTTAGTGAATGATACCCAACTAGTATCTATAGCAAATTCGGTATCTAATTCTCGCCAAGATATAAAGATAGGCAACTCTACCACCCCGACCCAGGTAGTTAAAATAGCAGAAACGACTGCTGCTGTTAGACAAAAAATTCAAATAGGTATTGCTGACACGCCGGAGCAACATTTAGAAATTAGTAATCTAACATCCGGAACAAACACTTTACAAAAAATATTCATAGGTAACACTACCTCTGTTAGACAGTGGATGAAACTGTTTAATTCAAATGTTTCTGAACAAATCATTGATTTAGGAACATCAACTGCTACCTCTTTCCAGAAGTTGTTTTTAGGAAATCTACAAGCAGGTTCGAACTCTCAAATAATAAAACTTGGGGAATCGCAAGTAAATACGACCCAGCAGATTTCTATAGGCACTGGTACATCGCAAACGCAAACTATATCAATTGGCGATGCCCAAGCATCTACTAATCAATTAGTAAATATAGCAAATGCAGTCACTCCGTCACAAGTTATTAAACTTGGTAGCTTAACTGCTGGTAATAGTACGCAAGACATTAGCATTGCATGCTCGGTTTCATCAAACAGCCAAGTAGTGGCTATTGCTAATTCGAATACCCCTAGCCAACAATTATCTATTGGAAATTCGACATCATCGACATCTCAATTAGTAAACATTGCAAATTCAACAACCCCAACTCAAGAAGTAACTATAGCTAATACAGTTGCATCTTCTAAACAACTTGTTGATTTTGCAATATCTGAAACTCCATTACAAGAGTTGACTATTGGAGACTTAATCGTAAATGATTCTCAGATAGTTAAACTTGCTAATTCAGAATCGACAGTAACCCAAGAAGTGTATATAGCTAATTCGTACGCTCCAGTTCAGAAAGTAGATTTTGCTAATTCGACTAATTCGACTAGCCAAGTAATTAACATAGGTAATACTGCTACGCCGCTTCAGGTAATCAACCTTGGAGCAACACAGTCTCTACAAACTATTAATATTGGCAGCGAGTCAACTTTAAGTTCGATTTACAATGTAGGAACTGGACCTACTGCCGCTGGCCAAACAAAAACAGTTAATATTGGCCGCAATTCAGTTGCTGGATCTACAACTAATGTAAACATTGCTCCAAGTACTGAAGGTACAACGACTATCGGTAGCGCAAACGTAGTAGGCGAACTACTAACCCAGAACTTGTGGAACACTGTAGCAACAACAGTAAACGCGTTCGGTGATGCAACCGAGATTAATATAGGTAAGTCAACTGGACCTAATACTGGATTAACTACTATACGGCACGACTTAGTAGTGCAAGGTGACCTTACTGTAAATGGTATTACTACCACTGTAAATTCTACAGTAATGACAGTTGATGATAAAAATATCGAATTAGCATCAACATTAACTCCGTCGGATATTACGGCCGAAGGCGGCGGTGTGACCTTAAAAGGAACTGTCGATAAGACATTCAACTGGTATAGTACTTCGCAAGCGTGGACCTCTAGCGAGAACTTAGATCTTATACTGTCTAAAGTTTATAAGATTGATAATATTGAAGTTTTAAGTTCAACTGGAGTATTAAACAACGAGCTTAGTGTAACGGCATTTACTTCAGCAACTGACGTTACTATTGCAAGTGCAGTTGGTGTAACAAATATTAGAAATAACTTAGATGTTGACTTAGACATTGAAGTTGGAGGAAATATATATCCGACTACTAACATAGCAAGCGACATCGGTTCTGCAACAAACAGATTTAGAGACTTGTATCTAAGTGGTAACACAATATACCTTGGAAATACTCAAATATCTTCAGATGTTAACGATGTTTTGAATGTAGACCACGGAATCAAGATTACAGGTAATGCAGATTTTAATGCAACAGGTTATATTAAGGTTCCAGTAGGAACAGAACTAGAACGTCCGGGGCTAGTAGGTCAGCCTCCGTCGGCAGTAGGTCAGATACGATTTAATACAACTGGGGTTTATTTCGAAGGTTATGACGGAATAAAATGGAAGCGGTTAGGTGTCGACATTGATTCGAGAACACAGTACGGATCGTTAGCACCGTTTGTAATGGACAAGTATGAAATAAACTTGTTTAAAACATGCGAATATACGATCCAGATGGTAAATCCGTTGAGCACCCATACTGTTAAAGTTATTGTTAACCACAACTGGATAAACTCTAACTTCACTTTAACTAATGAAGTTATAATCGGCGCTCCTGTTGCAACTATTACTACTAGAATCAACAACGGATTTGTTGAAGTATTGCTTACACCTGTGTACGAAGCAACAGAAGTAGAATATTCTAGATTACTTCTAGACAACAAAGATCCGGTAATTCCGTCGGTACTGTCTGCACTACCTGCAAACGGTTTAGATGAAATCGACTTAAATGTTACAAGTTTTGACATTGATTTAACCACATTAGACGGATCGAATTTTGATTTAAACACAAGTAGGGTTCCGGGATATGCAGGAATTTTACCATTAACTCAAGTTCAAACACATACTACTCATGTGCTTGACTTAGCAACAACTTCGTATACTATTGACTTTAACCAATCGTTGAACACAAATCTACTAAATAATAATGGATTAGTTGACGAGGTGTTAGCAGGAATACCAGTAGGAGAAGCAGACAAAATTGATTTGTCTGCATATTACTATTATGTTCACCCTGCATTAGCTCCAATAGTAATGGAAGCACCGAGTACACCATAAAAGGAATTAGTTAAATGCCAACCATTTTAAGATTTAGACGAGGCACTTCTGCCGAAGCAATGGCTATTACTGCTGCAGAAGGCGAGCTTTACATTGATACAGACAAAGACACCATTCGGGTGCACAATGGATCTACTGCAGGCGGAGTGCCGCTAGCAATACAAGCCGATTTAGATGCAGAAGTTTCTCGAGCAACAACTGCAGAAGCCGTACTACAAGATAATATTGATGCAGAAGCTAGCGCCCGTCAGGCGGCAGATACTACATTACAGAACAATATTAATACTGAGACTTCAGCACGTACTGCGGCAGATACTACATTACAGAACAATATTAATACTGAGACTTCAGCACGTACTGCGGCAGATACTACATTACAGAACAATATTAATACTGAGACTTCAGCACGTACTGCGGCAGATACTACATTACAGAACAATATTAATACTGAGACTTCAGCACGTACTGCGGCAGATACTACATTACAGAACAATATTAATACTGAGACTTCAGCACGTACTGCGGCAGATACTACATTACAGAACAATATTAATACTGAGACTTCAGCACGCCAATCGGCTGACACTACTCTAACAACTAACTTGACTGCAGAAGTTACGGCACGCACTGCTGCAGTTACTACGTTGACTAATAATCTAACTGCAGAAGTTACTGCACGTACTGCTGCTGATACTACATTGCAAAACAATATAGATGCAGAAGCAACTGCTCGTGCTGCTGCCGATACCGCTGAAGCTACTGCTCGTCAAGCTGCCGATACTGCAATAACTAACAGTATTGGCTCGACTGCAAGAGCTGCGATATTTAAAGCAGTCCCTGCAACAGCAAAAGGTGCTGCAGGCGATAAGGCAGGCGATATTGCGTACAGTACAACGTTCATTTATATTTGTACTGCTGATTACACAACTGGTACACCAAATATATGGGTACGTTCTACTGCAGCAACGTGGTAATATTATAAGTTATCGATAATATCGATAATTGTCTGGATCTTAGTTTGTATAACTTTATTATGCAAACTAAGATCTAATCCTTTGTGAATAGGCTTCGGTAAAGCCGACAAGTTAAACCATCCCCAAGCAATATGCTCAGAACTTAACTGAGGAACAAATTCGTCCTCGACTACACAAAAATACGTGTGAAAATTAAAAAGACTGTCGTGAGATACAAATTTTTCTAACGGAAGCGTCTTCTTAATATCGGGTACAAACCCTAATTCTTCTTCTATTTCTCGAACTAATCCTTGCCAAGAGGTTTCGTCGCAATGGTTAGTTCCGCCAACTAACCCCCATCGCCCTGCGTGCTTTCCTTCTCGTTTTTGAAGAAGTAACACACGAGTAGTTGTCCGAGCGCATATTACTGCACCTGAGCAATCAATTAATTCTCTTATAATGACAGTCTCCAATTACCGCGTTTATACTCGCCCTCGAACGACTTAGTCCACGATACTCCATTCCATTTATACTGAACGAGAGTAAAAATATTAGTTTGATATATTAATTTATCAGTAGATTCTTTCGCTGAAAAAATTACGTGCCATTTGTTACCATCCCACTCTATAATATCGTTTGCATCTGCGATAAAATCAGAACCGTCGAGATTTTTCCAAGCATCTGGCCCGTCTTCGTTTACATAAAGTTCGTAACTAACTACGCTCTTGAGCGGAATAGCATGGGAAGTTCTTATATAAAATTGGCCGTCTCGATCTAAACATAAAGACGGGACTTCGATTCCGTTGACTAATATTTTATAATCGGTAACTTTATCAAAGTCTATTTCAGTGTTGATTAACGAAATAGTAGAATTAGTAACAAAGGTTTCTCGAACTCCGCCACCTATATTTTCGATTATTAAATATCGTGTTCCTGGAACACGATCGCTTAACGTAGCCGGGCTAGTCTGTGTTGGGTCAATTACTGCATCAAAACTGCCAAAGGCATTCTCTGCTCTAGAAGGTCCAACAATAGAATCATTTGTTGGGTAAGTATCAATGTCCCACTCACTTATAGTCAACGAGCAATCTTCTAGTGGATTGGTGGCACCGTACCCTAGTACCTCAGTACCGTCCGGTTGCATTAAAAATACTTTAACTAACCCGGGAATATATTTCCCCGGGTGTTGATTTAATACAGCTTCCCATGACACTGTTTGTTGACCAGATGTGTTGCTTAACAACTTTACTTCTTTTCCTGATACTAGAATATCATAGCTTCCGATTGTAGTTTTAGAACTAAACCAAAAATCATCCATTCCCTTCTGGCCAGCATTAGGATCAGTTCCTAATCCGTTAATATAATCGTTCTCTGCAGGAGTAATCGAGCCAAACACGTTAGCAACAATATTTGTGATAACACCTAATTTCTTAACCTTTGTTGGCGGGCTAATCCATATCGGAGTAGTCAACGATAGCGTAGCGATGTCGATAGCAGTGCTAGTCCCCATAGGAACTGAATTAGAACTAAACAGCACATTATCAAGGTCAACTACACTTAACGAAGTCCAGTCGATGTAGTTATCTGTTGTTTGGATTTCAAGACTAGGGTTAAACAACATTAAGATCTGCTCGAGTATTTGTAACTTTTGCTCGGTGCTTGCTGCCCATATATCTACTTTAAACTTAAGAGTGTACGGGGTGGGCATTAATCTTTCAACTGTGTAGTTTTGACCCTGGTTAAATCCATACTCGCCTGAAGGCAAAAAATCCCTCTCTCGAATGTTAACTTTTCCTACATACGTTGCGTCGGCTAGGCGACTTCGATCTAACTGTAAATCTGCAATGTGTACAGCAATCCGAGGCGCAGAATTTAATATATTCTCTGACCCTTGATTAATCAATGCTGCAACTTGCCTATCCATGTCGCCGTACATCACTGGTA